GGCTCGGCAGGCAAGTTCCCCCTGCGAAACTTCAAGATCAAACCCTCGGGGGCCTGATAATGGCCGGCAAAGCCAGCATACTCTCGCGACTGTTATCATTCGGCCGATCGAAGCCGGGATCGGTCACCGTGCGGGTAAACAACCGCCTGGCGGCGCTGAACTCGCAGAACCGTGCCCTGCGTGCCCGCCTGGATAATGCCGAGACGACCACAGACAACAGCAAGTGGTGGGCCAACGCCGACGGGCTGTCCGCCGACGCCGCCGCCAGCGCCGATCGCCGCACCGTGCTGCGGAAACGCACGCGTTACGAGATCGCCAACAACTCCTACGCCCGCGGCATCGTCTCCACGATCGCCAACGATACCATCGGCACCGGCCCCCGCCTGCAGTTACGCGACGCGCCGAAACGCTCGGCCAACGAGATCGAGCGGGCCTTCGCCGCCTGGGCCGACGAGATCAATCTGCCCGAGAAGCTGCGCACCATGCGGATGGCCGTCACCGGGGACGGCGAAGCCTTCGGCCTGCTCTGTGACAATCCCCTACTAAGCGGCCCCGTGAAGCTTAACCTGCGGTTGTTCGAGGCAGACCTGGTCACCGACCCGGAGATCACCGTCACCGGCAAACCCGACTGGGTCGACGGCATTCATTACGACGCCCATGGCAACCCCAAGACTTACCGCGTTCTTAACCATCACCCGGGCAACCATTACGGCGGCTGGGATCTGACGTACAAAGATCACGCCGCCGCAGATGTGATCCACCTCTACCGCGCCGATCGTCCCGACCAGCATCGCGGTCTGCCGGAGATCATGCCGGCCATCGGTATCTTCGCCGAGTTGCGCCGCTACTGCGACGCTGTCATCGCCGCCGCCGAGACGGCTGCCGACTACGCCGCCGTGATCAGCTCGAAAGAACCGGTCGAGGGCATGGACGCCGACGACGTGACCGTGGCCGCCATGGACGTCTTCGAACTCGAGCGCCGCATGGCCACCGTCTTGCCCGAAGGGTACAGCCTGGACCAGATCAAGGCCGAGCAACCCACCACCACCTACGACGCCTTCGTGTCCGCCAAGCTTCGCGAGGCGGCCCGCTGTTTGGGCATGCCCTACAACGTGGCGGCCGGCGATTCATCGAAGTACAACTACGCCTCCGGCCGCCTCGATCACCAGACGTATCACAAATCAATCCGCGTTTTCCGCCGCCACATCGAACTGACGGTGCTAAATCGCATCTTTGACGCCTGGCTGCGCGAGTATCTCTCGGCAACCTCTGGCATCGCCCCCTCGGATATCGACCTGCAGATCTGGCAACAGTACCGGCCCACCTGGTTCTGGGACGGCTTTGAGCATGTCGACCCCATGAAGAACGCCAACGCCAAGAAGGTTCTGCTCGAGGCGGGACTCCTGACGCTGGCCGACTACTGGGGCGAAGAAGGCAAGGACTGGGAGCGGCAGGAGGAGCAGCGCGAGAAGGAAACCAAGCGGCGGGCAAAGGCCCAGAGCAAAACGCAACCCGACACCAAAACCGACGAGGATCCGGACGATGCCGGCAAAACCGAGAAAGAGCAAGAAGCGGCGAACGCTTGAAGCCGCCCAAGCCGTGGAACATGAGCCTAGACAGCTTACGTTTTCCGCCGCTCTAGACATCACAGCCGCCGCCGAGGACGACCCCAAGAAGAATCCCAAGGTGAGCCTGATCGCCTACAACGGTGGGCTGATGAAGGTCGGCTGGGGTTCGCCTGTAGTCGTCGACCTGGCCGGCCTGCAGGCTGCCCCGCCCGTTCCTCTGCTGGCCGACCATTACCAAACCGTCGATTCCGTGCTTGGCACCATCTCCTCGGTTTCCATCGCCGAGGGGCAGGTCACCGCCGCCGGCGAGATGATCCCCGTCACGCCGCGCGCGAAGAACGTGGTGGCCGCCGCCAAGGCCGGCTACCGGTGGAAGTGCTCGATCGGCCTTTCTGTTGGCGAGGAATCGTTCGTCGCCGCCGGTGAGTCGGTGGAGGTCAACGGCCAGAAGTTCACCGGGCCTCTTTATGTGGCCCGTCACTCAACCCTCAACGAAATCTCGATTGTCCCGATAGCGGCCGACGCACAGAGCGCGGCCAACATTGCGGCAAAAAACAAGGAGAGCATCATGCCCCCGAAAAAGAAAGCGACCACGGAAGAAAAGCCCGTCGAAGCCGGCCAAGGCGCCGACGACAAGTCTGTCACCGCCACAAAGCCCGCCGAAGACAAGCCGCTCGAGGCCGCCGCACAGCCGAGTACTCCGCCGGCAGCTGCTCCGCCGGCCGACTTGGCCGCCGAGACGGTTTCCAATCTCCGCGCCTCGGCCGCTGCCGAAGTCGAGCGGATCAACGGCATTCGCACGCTGTGCGCCGAAGGTCACTCTCAGATCGAGGCCAAGGCCATCAGCGAAGGTTGGGATTCGGCTCGCACCGAGTTGGAGATCCTGCGTGCCTCGCGTCCCACCGGTCCCGCCATCCACGGCGGCGACGGCGCCAGCTCCTTTAGCCGCGATTCGCTCACCGCCGCCTTGTGCATGACGGCCGGCATGCCGGAGAATCGCGTCGGCGAGTGGTTCTCCGACAATACGATGGAGGCCGCTCTCGATCGCAACCACCGCGGCGTGGGCATCCACACCGTGATGTACGAAACCATCCGTGCGGCCGGCCGCTACGTGCGGCCCGGATCGATCGACAACGAGGTCATTCTCGCTGCCCTGGAATCGGACCGCACACTGACCGCCGCCGGCGGCTTTTCCAGCATCAGCCTCTCCGGCATCCTCGGCGCCGTGGCCAACAAGCAGCTCCTGCAAGCCTACCTGGCCGTGCCCGCCGTGGCACCGCAAGTCTGCGGCACCACCGACGCGGTCGACTTCAAGTCGTTCACCCGCTATCGCATGTCGGCCTCCGGCGATTTCGAGAAAGTGGGTGCCGACGGCGAATTGAAGCACGGTTCGCTGGACGAGGCCAGCTACAGCAACCAGCTGGACACCTACGGGAAGATGCTGACGCTGACCCGACAGATGATGATAAACGACGACTTGGGCGCCTTTCTGCAGATTCCCAAGCTGCTGGGCCGCAAGTGCGCGATCGCCATCGAAAAAGCGTTCTTCACCCTGTTGCTGGCCAACACGGGCACGTTCTTCGGTACCGGCAACAAGAATTACATCTCCGGCGCCACCACGACGCTCAGCAGCACTTCGCTGGGCAATGCGCTGACCAAGTTCCGCCAGCAGGTCGACGCCGCCGGCGATCCCATCGTAGTCGACCCGCGTTTCCTGCTGGTCCCGCCCGAGTTGGAAGTCGCCGCCTTGGAGCTGTACGCCTCGGTGAGCGTCGACAACTACACCGCCTCCGGCACGACCAAGGTGCCCAACAAGAACATCTGGTCCAACCGCTTCCCGCCGGTCGTTTCGCCGTACCTCTCAAACTCGAGTTACACCGGCTACAGCACCACGGGCTGGTACCTGTTCGCCGATCCGGCCGACGTGGCGGCCTTCGAGTTGGCATTCCTCCGCGGTCAGAGGCAGCCCACCATCGAGTCGGCTGACACCGACTTCAACACCCTGGGCAAGCAATTCAGGGCCTACCTGGACTTCGGCGTGGCCCAGGCCGACCACCGCGGCGCCGTGAAGAGCAAGGGTGCCGCCTGACGTATAGTCTCGCCGTGCCGCGCGGCGGGGAGGTCTTCGCGTTTCCCCGTCGCCGGCATCGGCAGGACGCCTTCCGGAAAACCAAACGCCACGAGGAAAACCAAATGCGACGATTACTGCTTACCACGATCAGTCTGCTGGTTCTGCTGCCGGTCACCAGCGGCGCGCAGTTGGCCGTCGATCTGCCGGAGGATATCCGCCGCGAGTTCCGCAACCCGGACGGTTCTTGCGTGCAGTGTTCGATCGGTATGTGCGGCGTAAATCAGAACCAGCCGGCCGCCTGGACGCTCTTGTGGGATACCGAGTACGGATCGGCCGTTCGCGGCGGTTCCGGACCGTCGCGTGTGGCCCGCTACTGCCAGGCACGAAACATCCGCGTCTACAACGTCACCGGCAAGACGACCTTCGAGTGGATGCGATGGGCCTGTGCCACCGGCCGCGGCGCGGCGATCGGTGCCGGCCGCCGACACTTTCAGACGCTCGTGGGTCACGACCCCGAGACAAACACCTGGTGGGTGTGCAACAACAACTCACCCACGCGAATCGACGAGTACTCCGACCGCGACTTCCGCCGATTGCACCTGGCATCCGGCCAGTGGGTCGTCGTGCTCGACTACCCGCCGCCGCCGGCGTGCCCCGTGTATCGCCAGTGGTGGCCGAGTGAGACGTGAAACCCGGCGAACTTAGTCCCAACCCCAAAACACTTTGCGAGGAGACAGACAAATGCGATCCCTAAAACTAAACCCGATTCTGCTCACGACGCTGGCCGTGCTGCTGGCGTTTTCCGCTTTCCCGCTGCTGGCCGATATCGACGAGGGCGAGGTGCTCCGCCTCGGCGACATGGTGCAGCACGTCGACGGCCGGTGTTACGGTCAGACGAGCGAGGACGTCGCCATCGAAGCCCTCAAGCCGCCGGCCGACGACACGCACAAGTGGTTCATCTCGGTGATCACCTCGCCACGCTGCGCCGGTTGCCTGGAACTAAAGAAGGCGTGGGCCACCGACCCATGGCTGTTGGCCCTGGCCGATCCGGAGGACAGCAAAGCCTCCTGGGCACATTTTGGCATCTACGATCACACGGATAAAACGCAAACCGAGCGTTGGAAGAACCTCAAGATCACCGGCTATCCGACGATCGTGGTTCAGCCGCCGAAAAACGGCGACTACGGCCCACCGGCCGACGTGGTATACCAGTCCGTCTACTGCGGCGATCCCCAGCGTCAGGCGGCCGAGATCGGCGAGGCCATCAAACTACGCGCGACCAGCCTGGCCGCTGGTCACTCCCAACGCGCCCCGCCTTGGCAACCGCCGTCGCGCGAGGTCGACCCCCAGCGTCTCTTGCCCTGGGATCCGCCCGCGGAACGCGATCGCCGCCTGATCCCGCCACTGGTTCCCGACGAGGTCGACATCGAGGTTGCCTTCCCCTGGCAGGCGGCTCTCTCGCTGTTGGCCGGTGGCTTTTCCATCACGGCAATCGTCGCCCTGGCCATCTGGCTGTTGGTCACCATCCGCGGTTGGAGAAAGGAGTCGGGACAGAAGCTGCTTTTGAGCGACCCCGTCTTCAACCGCCTGATCAAGCTGCTTGAGAGACTCGACGGCCAGCCCGACGCCCCGAAAACCCCAGATCCGAAAACGGACGCTTGACGCCGGGGTTAGAGATGCACACCCCCCAACCACCAATCAAAACCCATTTCTTCAGAAAGTAGAACCATGAAAGCCACATTCGTACAAGAAGGCATCTCGATCGACTACACGCCCGCCGCCGCGGTCGACGCCGGCGACGTCGTTGTGCAAGGCGACCTGGTGGGCGTGGCCAAGTTGGACATCGCCGCCAACCGCAAGGGCGCCTTGGCGATCTCCGGCGTGTTCGACGTGCTCAAGAGCACGGCCGTGTTCACCGCCGGCCAAGCCGTGTATTGGGACGCCACCAACGAACTGGCCAGCCCCGACGGATCCATCGGCAAGCTGATGGGCATTGCCACCGCGGCCGCCGCCACCGGCGTCAGCACGGTTCGTGTCCGCCTGGTGCTCGATCCCGGTCAAACCGAGATGCTGCCGCCCTGCATGGTCGACAAGACCTTCGAGGACGTCGACGACAACCTCACGCTCGACGCCCAGGACGTGGGCAAGGTCATCAACGTCACCGTCGACGCCAAGACGATCACCCTGCCGGCCACGGCCGCCGGCCTGGAGTACGTGATCCGCAACGGCGGTGCCTCCGGTACCGTGCTGGTGACGGTCAGCCCCAACGCCAACGACAAGATCATGGGCGCCGACCTGGCCGGCGTCGACAACAAGGATCGCCTGAACACCAAGGCCACGGCAATCATCGGCGACTACATCCACATCGTCGCCGACGGCTCCGACGGTTGGATGGTGCTCGCCGAGCGCGGCACCTGGGCCGCCGAAGCCTGATAGAGGGCACCAGCCATGTCCGACATGTTCGCTACCGCCGCGAGCTGGCTGGCCGGCCAGCGGAAATCGAACCTCGCCACCTCCGTCGTTTATTGGCGGGGGCTGGCATCGCTCGAGGACCTTTCGGCCACCAAGAGCCAGCCGCCAGCGGAGGTGGACGGACAGCACAACGACATCGAGGAGGAACTCGAGTCGGCAGACTGGATCGTCACCGCCGCCGACCTGATCCTCGACGAAGCGGCCACTCTGCCGGCCAGCGGTGACTTGATAAAAGAAACCTCCGGCGGCGTGACCTACACCTGGCAGGTTACGGCCGTCGGCGGCGAACCCTGCTTTCGATATTGCGACTCCGCGCGGGTGTCGCTGCGGATCCACACTAAACTGATTTCCCAAGCCTGATCATGTCCTTATTGACCGACGTCGCCGATGCGGTGGTTGCCGAGCTGAACGCCGGCAGTTTCGGCCAGGAGTTCACCGCCGCGCGGTTGTGGAATCCGCGTCGGCCGCTTACGGACCTTTCCACGCTGCGGGTCGACGTGGTGCCCAGCCAGCCCAGCGTGCAGACCGAGCCGGCCGATCGCGACGTGTTCCAGAACGACGTCTCGATCGACGTGGCAGTCCGCAAGCAGGCGGATATCGACGACACGACCGTGATGGATGCCCTGGCCGACCTCGTCGAGGAGATCGTGGAGCATTTCCAGCACACCAAGCTTACCGATCAGCCCCACGCCGATCTGCGGAGCACCGAGATCCTGGCCATCGCCGACGCCGAGTACCAGCACACCAAGCGGGTGTTCTTCGCTGCCGCCACGCTGACCTACCGCGTCCACACCGACGGGAGTTAATCATGTCATACAAAGAGCGCAATCTCACCATCAAGCGGGCCACGCTCGATTTCAACTCCGCCGACGCGGCCGGCAACACGCTAGTTTCCGCCGTGGCCAGCCACCGCATTTGTGTGCTGGGCCTGCGGATCATGGCCTTCGGCGACGTCAACCTGAGCCTCTACTCGGGGGCCGCCGACACGGGCACCGAGATCGATCCCCCGGCGCCCTTGCCCGAGCGGGGCGGTTACGTTTTGCCGATCACGCCCGAGCCCGAAGTCCCTTGGGTGCAAACCGAAAAGGGCGAGGCCCTGACGGGCCTCTTAAGCGGCGCCATCCGCTGTACGGGGATCCTGTTGTATTACGAATCGGAGAACTGATCACTTTCGCCGCTCGCCGCGGGCTAGAAGCGGACCGAACAAGAACCGAAAGGCCAAACCATGGCAATCACGACCCAACGAAAGACCATCACGCGAAAGACCGTCGACCAGCTGCGTGCTTCGCATCCGCACTTCTTCGAGCAGCGAGAGCAAACCACCGTTTACGGAGTGCCCGCCGACGTGCCGATTACCGTGGTCGGCCTGACGACCGACCGCGAGCTGAGCGACACCCAGAAGGATCAGCTCGAAACAGCGATCAAGAACATCACCGGCGTGAATGCCTCGCTGGTGTTGCTCGACACGGTGGCCCCCGCGGCCAGCGAAATTCCCGCCGGCATGAGGTCGGCCTTCAAGGTCAACTGCGGATTCATCAACGAACCCGACCCCAGCTAAGTAGCAGCGAAACGCAAACGCAACAGCGGAGCATGAACGATGGGCACCTCGAACGTATGGCAAGGATCGATCGACAATGATGCCTCCAAGTCTGGGAACTGGGGTGCCGGGCACACTCCGCAGTCAGGAGACGACGTACAGTTGTCTGACTCGTACAACAACTCATGCTCCTTCAGTAACGTCAGTTCATTTACTTGCGACAGCTTCACCGTAGATAGCGGTTACTCAATGTCGCTGGACATGGGTAGCTGTAACGTAACGTGTAACGGCACCGTCAATCTCGCAGGCTCAAGTGTAAATCTCGGTTCCGGGTCGTGGATAGTCTACGGAAACTTCGACTGCAGGTATGTAAGT